CAGTTTAAAATAATGGTATTAGAAAATAAAGACATTGCCGAGTTATATGCAATCTACGACGATTTAAAAACAAACAAAGGTTTACCAAAAGATATTGCCGATGACTATGTTAATGAATCAATAGAATATTCACAAGTTTTAATTGAAACCAACACAAATAAATTATATAAATTAGACAAATGGATTTCTAATTTTAATAATAAAAATACAAATGATTATAAAGATATTGATTTTCCAATATACAATACATCAATAAGAAATTTAGAAAAAATATTAGAATCAAAAAATAAAATAAAAAAAACAATAACCGAATCGGCAAAAAAAGAGGTAGAAAAAGAAATTTTAAATTTACCTTTATCCTCAATGATAAATGTTGCAAATAAAACTATAAATTCAAAATTTTCAAACATTAGTGAAGAAGATAAAAAAGAATTAAATAGTATAGTATCATTAAGTTTAGATGAGGTTAAAAAAGAAATGGAAAGTTTAAAAGAAAATGTTAAAACAAAATTAACTAATAATTTAAACGAATCTAAAGATTTTGAATTAAAAGAAAAAATAAATAATACTATAAAAAAATTAGATGAATCAAAAATTGATCATTATAATTTATATAAATTAAGAAAACTTAATGAGGGTCTATGACAAAATTTTTTAAATCCCTCTTAGGTTCGGGATCAACAACATTATCATCAAAAAGGTTTGTAGGGATAATTTGTGTTTTAAGTTTAATTGTAAGTCTAATGGCTTCAGTTTTTTCACAAGGTACTCTTTGCCCCGATGAATCATTAGTTGATGTTATTGGATTATTAGCGTTTGGATCTTTAGGTTTAACCTCAACAGAATTAATATTTGGGAAAAAAATAGATAATAAAAAAGATCAAGAAGAAGTTTGATTTTTTTGTCTATATTGAGCCTTCTTTTTTTGTGCTCTTTTTTTAATTGATGGTTTTATAAACTCTTGTCTTTCTTGTAATTTTTGAATTTGTTTTGTTTTATAAATTTTAAATTTATAAGTTTTTAATGCTTGTTCTAAAGACTTTTCATTTTTTACTGGAACTATTATCATAAATTTTTTTGGTTTTATTATATAAATATTAGTATATTTTTTAAATTTTGACAAGTACTTAAAGTTTTATTATAATTGTTAAAACAATAAACTTGTAAGAAATGAAAAATGAAAAAAGGAAAGACATCAAAACTAAACATTTTTGATGATGCAAAATGTCACTACGGTACAGTTGACTCAAAAGAATTAAAATCAATTTATGTTGTACTACAAACTTGGATAGAACCCATAACTGACGAAGAGAATTGGAATAGAATTACAGGAATTTTAAAACGACAAATTTTACACACATTATTAGAGGTTGTTGAGTTCACAACTTTTGAAAAAAAACAGATAGTAGATCTTGATTTAAGAACGAGCGGAATTCAAAAAAATAAAAAAAGTTTTTTAAATTTAGAAATAACATTATTTGTTCACGATAAATCTTTAGACTTCAAATCGTTAATTTTAAGAAGTAAACTTAAAAGAATTATATCATCTATATATTACGATGATTTAAAAAAATCAAAGTATTTCACATTAAGTAAAACAAAAATTAAAGAAACTGTAATTAGCTAATATTTATTTTAAAAAATATATTATGAAAATATTAGGACCAAGTGATACGGGTAAAGGGATTTTAGTTGAGTGGGATGCAGGGATTATTAACCCAAACGAATATAGAAACAGCCAAGTAATAAAAGAATCTTACGGACAGTTAGACCATTCTAAACCTTTTGTGTTTTACGCAACATTACAAAAATATGGGGTACCAAATAGAAATGGTAGAATATATCCTGAAAAAATATTAAAAAGAGAAGCCGAAAAATATAAAGAAATGATTAATAGGGGAATGTCAATTTCTGAACTTAATCACCCTGAATCTTCACTTATAGATTTAGATAGAGTAGCTCATTTAATTACCGATGTATGGTGGGAAGATAATGTATTAATGGGTAAAATTAAATTATTAACTTCACCAGGTTTTCATGAAAGAGGTATCATATCTTCTAAAGGAGATGTTGCAGCAAACATGATGAGACAAGGTGTTACTATGGGTGTGTCATCAAGGGGAGTCGGTTCATTAGTTAAAAAAGGAGAACAAAATGAAGTACAGGAAGATTTTGAATTAATTTGTTTTGACCTTGTATCTTCACCATCAACACCAGGAGCATACCTTTATTTAAACAAAGAAGATAGACCAAAGTATGAAGAAAAATTAACTGAGCATCAAAATGTAGAATCAAATAGTTTAGGTAAATCTATTGACTTAATGAAAAGATTATCCGATTATTTGGATAAATAAATTTATAAGACATGGATGAAAAATATTTTGTAGCAAAAGTAACAACCGACATGGTTGATGAAAACACAGGAAAAGTAAAAAAACTTAAAGAAGAAAAATTAGTTAAAGGCTATAGTCCTACTGACGTAGAGGCTAAAGTAACTAAAGTTTATGAAACTTACACAATGGATTGGAGGATTACTGCAATTGTTGAAAGTAAAATTGATGAGGTTATTGAATAATTTTTAAAAAAAAATCATTTTTTAAAGGGAGTACAAATAGTATTCCCTTTTTTTGTTTTTTTAATTTTTTTGTTTTGAATACTAATAAATAAAACTTTTTTTAAAGTACAACATATTTATTGTAATAAATAAACAATAACGCACTAAAAAAAATGAGCGAAACAAACAAATCAATAGTTGAAGAGGCACTTCTATCAATGAAGAACCTTGAAGAGATTATTAGTGAAAACGCAAAAGGAATACTTGCTTCTACAATGAAACAAGAAATCGGAGAATTAGTTAAGGAATCACTTGGTGGTTCAAAAAAAAGAAGTCTACGTGAACAAGGAGAAGAAGCACCTGTAGAAGGTGAAGAATTACCAGTAGAAGACGAAGAATTAGAACCGGCAGACGATGAGTCTGGTGATGATGTAGAAATGGATGTTGAAATGGATACAGAAGAACCAATTGCCGATAAACAAGAGTTACCAGCACTTGATATGACTCAATCACCTATGAGTGATGTACTAAAAGTATTTAAACTTATGGGAGATGATGACGGAATTATTGTTCAAAAAGATGAGAAAGGAGATGTTCACATTAAAGATCAAGAAAACGAATATATTATTGTGATGGATGACATTAATACGACACAACCTATGAATGAATCAGATGAAGAATTCTCGGATATAAGTAATGAATATAGTTTTGAAAATCCACTATCAAAATATAAAAAACATATGGGTGAATTTGAAGAACAAGAGGAAGATTATGATGAACCTGAAGAAGAGGGTGATGAAGACACTATTGGAAATTTTTTAGGTGAGATTGACGAAATGTACGAAGAAGACCTTATGATGGGTAATTTTGGTGAACAAGATGAAGACGAAATGTACGAACAAGACGAAGACGAAATGTACGAAGAAGACCTTATGATGGGTAATTTTGGTGAGCAAGACGAAATGTACGAACAAGACGAAGACGAAATGTACGAACAAGACGAAGACGAAATGTACGAACAAGACGAAGACGAAATGTACGAACAAGACGAAGACGAAATGGGTGAATCTGTTTTTGAAATTGATCAAGAGGCTTTAGAGTCAGTTATAGAATCTTTTAAATATTCAAAAAACCCTAATATGGATAAAGTTTCATATAAAAAGAAAGAAGGTCCTAAAAGATATGGTAAAGGTGGATCTGCTAAAAAAGATATTTACCCCTCAAAATTAAAACATGGAGTTTCTGAAATGGGTGATAAAGAAGAGGAATTTGAAGGATGGGAACAAACTGAAGATTCTGATTTAATATTTACCGACGAAGACTACGGTTTTGAAACACCAGAAAAATCTGAAGCATCACGTACTTACGGTAACGGTTCAAAAAAAGGTAGAGGACTAAGAAAAGGGATAACACCTAATAGAAACATGACTTATGAGTCAGTTGCTAGAGAGATGGATTTATTAAGAGAAAAAAATGAAGAATATAAAAAAGCTTTAGGTTTTTTCAAAAATAAAATAAATGAAGTCGCGGTATTCAATTCAAATTTAGCATACTCAACAAGACTATTTACTGAACACTCAACAACAAAACAAGAAAAGATAAATATTTTGAGAAGATTTGATAATGTTGAAACAATCAAAGAATCAAAAAATCTTTATCAGTCTATTAAAAAAGAATTAGATGGTAAAGGATCTGAAAATGTGGTTAAAGAATCAATTACTGAAAGAGTTATTAAAACACCACAAAATGGTTCAGCAACTAATCTAATTGAAACTAAAACGTATGAGAATCCTCAATTCATGAGAATGAGGGATTTAATGACAAAAATTAAATAAAAATAAACTTTTTAAAATTACTGTATATTTATATACATAAAATAAAAAAATAAACTCTAATTAAAAATTAAAAAATGGGAGCATTATTAGAATCAGGTCTTGTAGGTAACATTGGGTTAAAACACCTTAAAGTTATCAAAGAAGATACAATTAACAAATGGGATAGATTAGGATTCCTAGACGGACTAAAAGGTCACGTTAAAGAGAACATGGCACAATTATATGAAAACCAAGCGTCTCACCTAATTAATGAAGCGGCATCAACTGACAGTTCAGGTTCTTTTGAAACAGTTGTATTCCCTATCGTGAGAAGAGTATTCTCTAAATTATTGGCTAACGATTTAGTATCAGTACAAGCAATGAACTTACCAATCGGTAAATTGTTCTATTTTGTACCTAAAATTCAAGGTTACAATGGATCGGCGACTAACCCTAACACTCACTTTGCACCAATTGGGGCACCAGACTCTACCTCAACAACACAATCAGGATACGGTGATTCTAACGCTTATGCTAAAAATCTTTATGATTTATTTTATGAAGGTTCTGAAGCTGGATTAAACCCTCCAGGATTATTTGATTACTCAAAAGGTACTTGGACCGCGGTTACTGCAAGTACTACAGTTCTTGAGTGGTCTAACGGTTCACTTATTGAATCTAATAACAGTGCTACTTATACGGCTTCTACAACAGGGG